AACGGGGGCCGGTTCCCCCCGATGAGGGACCCGGACAGCGGAGCCGGGCTCTGGTGGATCACCGAGGGCTGCCCCGTCCACCACGTCCGGGCGGACGCGCCGTGAGCCGGGGCACACTGCAAGCCCAGCGCAAGGCGGAGGCCTTCGGGAACATCGGCCGGCGCTGCTGCTGGGTGGACGAGGCCGGGACCCCGGAGGGCTTCGGGGTCATCCGCAACGTGACCTTCCGGGGAGGCTGGGCCTGCTACCGGGTCGTCTGGGATGACGAGGCTCCGGGCTGGTGGGGCTCCATCGTCTCCGCGGTCCCGAGCGCAAGGTTCGTGGTCCTGTGATGGCCGAGACTTCGCTTCACGCTGCCGGAGAGGCCGCTCGCCGTCCTGCTGCCCCCGGGACGATCCTCGAACTCCTCCCCAAGGTGGCCGACGCCATCGGGGCCGTAGCGAAGGAGAGGACCGCTTCGATGGGCTCCGGGGGCTCCTTTGCCTTCCGGGGCATCGACGACCTCTACAACGCCGTCCACGGTGCTCTCGTGGCCCAAGGCGTGGTCCTCCGGCCGAACGTGGTCGAGCACACGTCCGTGGACCGGGAGCGGCTGAAGGACGGCCGGACGACCGGTATGAGCATCCACGTCACCGTGACCGTGGACTACGAGTTCCTCGCTCCGGACGGCTCGAACCTCATCGTCCGCATGGTCGGGGAGGCCCTCGACACCGGGGACAAGGCGACCCAGAAGGCCCTCTCCGCTGCCCTGAAGACCTGCCTCATCCAGACGTTCACGATCCCCACGGAGGACGTGGCGAAGGGGGACGGGGCCAGGCCTCCGGAGGTCGGGGGGAAGACCACGAAGCCCGCGCCAGCGGGCTACGACCGGCCGAAGAGGTCTCGCCGGATGATGGCGCTCTACAAGGAAGTCGGGATCGACACCCGGGAGGCCCGGCTCGAACACGCTCGGCACGTCACCGGCCGGGCGGACCTCTCCTCCTCCAACGACCTCTCCGAGGACGACATGGAGACCGTGATCCGGGACCTCGAGGCCACTCGGGACGAGTACGTCACGCCATGACCGAACCGCTGCCCCCGGGCTTCGATGACGCCTCCCTCTCCGCGGAGGAGTTCGACCTCATGCTCCGGTTCCTCCTCGACGGCCCCGACGCGCTCATGGACGAGGACCTCCGGGCCGTCCTCGTGATCTTCGACAGGCCTGTGGACAACCCTGTGGAGGAGGGCTGAGCCCATGGCCGAACGACACTCGGGTCTGCCCCTTTGGTTCCGGCTCTCGGTGGACTTCGAGTCCGATCCGAAGCTCCGGCGCGCCGGTCTCGACGCGGAACTGCTCTACATCCGCTCGCTGGCGCGCATGAAGCGGGCCGGCACGGACGGCCACCTGAGCGCGGAGTGGTGGCCGGACCTCCTTCACGGCTTCCGTTCGACCGCTGCCACGAAGGCCCGGGAGGCCCTCGTCCGGGAGGGGCTCTGGGAGCCGTGCGAGGACGGCTGGCGGATCCCGAACGGCCGTTGGGCCAGGTGGCAGGACACGGAGGAGGACCGAGCGCGGGAGCGGGAGCGCAAGGCCGAGTACCGGCGCAAGCGGAAGGAGCGGGGCGAGCCAGAGGGCTAGTCCCAGGTGCTGTCCCACGGGACAACCACGGGACGTCCCAGGTGCTGTCCCGGGACACGGGACGACAGAAGAGAAGAGAAGACCAGAGCAGAGAAGACCAGAGCAGAGGAGAGAACTACCCCCTGTAGTCCCCCTCCTCGGGAGGTCCGATGTTGAGCCGAGACGAGATCCGATCGGTGCCCTGCCCGTCCTGCGCCGCTCCCGCTGGGCAGGCCTGTCTGAACGAACGGGGCGTCATGCGGTCGAGCAACCACGCCGAGCGGATGGTCCTCGCGGAGCGAGCTCGCTCGCAGCCGCAGCGAGACCTCCCGCAGTGGCACCCGGAGCCGCGCCCCTGTGGATGCCCGGACCTCCGGGACGGGAGCGGGGCCATCGTCATCTGCGACCACGAGCGGAAGACCGGCCTTGCCGCGCTGGCCCGCATCCGAGCCGAGAGGGCGTCGCGCCATGGCCGATGACTACGAGAGGGCGATGGCCGTCGTCCGCGGGCTCGTGACCTTCCTCGTCACCGAGGGCGACGTCCCCGACGACTACCGCCCGAACATCGAACTGCTCTATGACGAGCCTGACCTCCTCTGGCTCGCTGTCGGAGGGGCGGTCGGCATCATCCGGAACCTCGTGGAACTCCTGGCTGAGGTCGAGGGCCTTACCCCGGCCGGGACGTGGCAGGCCTACCTTCGGGCCGGCGAGAAGACCCGAGCCGAGAGGTCCCGATGAGCACCCTCTGGATCGCTCGGGGGTGCCCGCGCTGCGGCTACTGCCCGCATGAACTCGTAGCCCCTCTCCGGGGCCGGACCGTGTTCGTTCGCTGCTCGGCTTGTGAGGTCCGGTGGATCGCCCGCCGCGACGAGATCGTGCGACGGCCGTGAGCCCGGACGTGCAGGTGATCCAACAGGCGGAGGGGTGGTACTGGGCCTGCCTCCGGCCCGACTGCGGAGACGCCTCCGGTCCCTTCCCCGCCCATCGGTTGGCGAAGATCCTCGGGGACCAGCACGTCACCAAGCGCCATGGCCCCGAGGCGGACGAGCTGCGCCCGGGCTCGGCCTTCCCGACGTGCTCGACCTGCGGGACCCGGACGGCCCTCTCGGTGGAGGAGAACGGGATCGCCGTCTACGTGTGTCGCCGGTGCCTCCTCGGAGCGGACGGCCCCGGATGACCGAGCCCGAGTACGAGGAGGTCCGAGCCATGGTCACGAAGAGGGCCGAGCGCGATGGCTGCTGCGGCAACGACGCCTGGCGCGGGCTCTTCTGCCCCTACCACCAGGGCTACCTCGACGGCCTCCTCGACGCGATGGAGGCCGAGTGACCCACGAGCACGACGACTGGCGCGACGGCCGGTGCTCGGAGTGCGAGCGGCTCCTCCTTCGCCGGCACTTCGTGTACGCCGATCCCCCCTACGTGGGCTGCGCTGCCCTCTACGACCACCCCGACGCGGCCCGGTGGGACGAGCCCGAGACCCACGTCGAACTCCTCCGGCTCCTCGATGCGGACGAGGCCATCGACGGGTGGGCCGTCTCTGCCTCCGCCCCGTCCCTGCGGCTCCTCCTCCCCGCTGCCCCGGAGGGCACGAGGGTCGCTGCGTGGGTCAAGCCCTTCGCTGCCTACAAGCGGAACATCCGAGTGGCCTACACGTGGGAGCCCGTGCTCTTCCGGGTCAAGCGGGACCGGAGGCCGGGAGACCCCGTGACCCGGGACCACCTCGCCGCCTCGATCGCTCGGATGCGGGGACTCCCCGGGGCCAAGCCCGAGCGGTTCGCTGAGTGGGTCCGGCTCCTCCTCGGAGCTCAGCCCGGCGATGACGTGGAGGACCTCTTCCCGGGGACCGGCACATGCGGGGAGGTCTTCGATCGGCTCCGGTTGCTGTGACCCCCGACCGTGAGGTCTACGTGCTCTGCATCACCACCGCTGCGTACCCCACCCCGGGGACGGCCTCGGTGGTCATGCCCTGCCAGGTCTGTGGGGTCCAGGTCTGGTTGAGCTTCGCTACCTACGACGACCTCCGTGACCGCAACCTCTTCCCCGAGCCGGTCTGTCCGCACTGCTTCGCCGGCCTGGCCGGGGAGGACGGGGCCACCCCCCTCGTGCCTGGACCACGGACCCGGGCCGCGGTACGCCGAGCGCGGTGGCCGAGGTAGGGGGGGAGGGGCGGGGTGCTCCGGTAGCGGGGTGGGGTGGGTACACCCCCGGGGTGCTCGGCGTGGTGGTGATCCTCCGAAGCGGGGGGCCGTTCTTTCAGGGCTCAGACTGCCTGTGGACTGCCTCCGCTCGTCTCTCTCTCTCACCGCTCGGGTGAAAGGGCGGGAGTCGTTCTCGTGTTCGAGGCCGGTCTACGCTGGCCCGGCTCCGGGGTCACGAGCGGGTTGCTGTCGCACTACGCAGTGGCCCCGGGGCACCCCGGTCCTCTAGCGACAGGGAGGCTCCCCTTGGCCGGCATCTCGACCACCTGCGGCGACAACCCGAAGCTCGGGATCATCGGCTGCGGAGCCCGGTACTCGGGTGAGCTCCAGCACTCGGTCGCCCGGGTCCCGTGGTCCGTCCAGCCGGACGGCCGGGCCCACATCACGCTCAGCCCGAACACGGCCAAGAAGTGGGACGGCCGAGGGATGCCGGAGCCGTCCTCGATGGGGCTCGTAGAGACGGCCCCCGGCCGGTGGGGCTTCCCGATGAGCGACGAGGCGCGGGAGACCCTCGCGGCCGGGAGGGCGAAGACACCTCAGCAGCCCCGTCTCCCGAGCGGCCCCGTACAGGAGAGCGACGTGGAGCCCTCCGAGCGGTACTTGTGACCCCGGGGTGCAAGTTGCACGTCCCCCGACACTCGTTTTTCTGAGCGGTCGGTCCGCGAGCGTCTCCGCCCGAATTCCAGGGACGCCACCAAATCCGAGGGCCTCCTCCCTTCTCGTCTCCTGAGCGCCACCGCTCGGACGATGTTCCCGGGGCTCAGCTTCCGATCCGCCGATCTCCCGATCGTCTGGCGACCTCTCCGAGGTAGTTGCAAGGAGGTCCCTCTGAACTGCATCGTTTCCCCATGCCGAGGAAGGGGTCCCCCTACGGCCGGGGCTACGAGCGAGCACGAGCGATGGTCCTCGGTCGTCCGTGCTCCCTCCGCCTCGTCTGCGACGGGGCTCCGGCCAACTCCGCCGACCACTTCCCTCCGCTGTCCCGGCACGTCCACGTCGAGGGCTCCGGCTGCTGCGTTCTCCGCCCGGCCTGCCTGTCCTGCCAGTGGGAGCAGGGCCGGAGGCTCCAAGGACGACGCCGGTACCGGAAGCTCCCCCGTCCGTCGCGGTCGTGGTGAACGACGAGCCCCGGGCTCCCTGGGATCGCCGGCCCCGGGAGTCCTCCCGCGCCCACTCGGTCTTCCGGAGGTTCCGCGACCTCGGCCCGCTCCGGTCCCTCGACATGCTCGTGGACGACGAGACGAAGAAGACCACCCTGCTCGGCTGGTCCTCCGAGCACGACTGGCGGGACCGGGCTGCCGCCTGGGATGACGAGCTTCACCGGCTCGAGGACGCACGTCGCCTGGAAGCGATCCGCCAGATGCACGACCTCCACCAGCGCGCCGGACGGGCGATCCTGCAGAAGGGCCTCGCCGCTCTGGCCGGGGTCGAGCCCCACGAGATCCCGCCCTACGCCGCGGCCCGGCTCCTCGAACTCGGGGCTCGGCTAGAGCGCGAGACCCTCCTCGTCTCGGTGGAGGAGATGCAGGGGATCGAGCCACCCCCGGAGGAGGACCCCTGGGATGCCGTCGCCCGTGAGCTCGAAGCCCTTCCCGATCCAGACGGGGGCTGAGCCCCGGTGGGGGACCCCGCGCCGGAAGGCCCGCCGTACCGCTGGCCCGACCCTCGTGCGCGTCGCTGGGCTCCTCGGCTGGACCTTCCACCCATGGCAGCGCCACGTCGGTGACGTCTCGCTAGAGGTCCACGCTTCCGGGCTCCCGTACTACCGGACCGTCGGCTGCTCGATCGCCCGCCAGAACGGCAAGACCCTCCTCGTCCTGGCCCGCATCGCCATGGAGCTCCTCGGCCACCACCGCACGGTCGTCTACACCGCGCAGGACCGGATCACGGCGCGACGGAAGTGGGAGGAGATGTGCCGGGTGCTGGTCTCCGTGCCGAGCTTCGCCCGGAGGGTCGTCCACTTCCACACGAACAACGGCCAGGAGGAGCTTCTCCTGGACTCGGGCTCCCGGTTCGTGATCGTGACCCCGAACGAGAAGGCGGGCCGGTCCCTCTCCGTGGACCTCGCCGTGGTGGACGAGGCCTTCGCCCACCGGAACATGGACGTGATCGGAGCCCTCGGCGGGACCATGAGCGCCCGGACCCACGCCCAACTCTGGGTCCTCTCGAACGCCGGGACCCGGGAGTCCCGGCTCTTCCGGCACTACACCGAGACGGGCCGAGCTCAGGCCTTCAACCCGACGAGCCCGATGGCCTGGTTCGAGTGGGCCGCGGACGACGAGGCGGAGGTCCTCGACCACGAGGCCTGGCTCGCCGCCAACCCGAGCCTCGACCTCCCCCACGGCGTGGTCTCCGCCCACCTCTCCGAGCAGGCCCTCACGATCGACCCGGACCTCTTCCGGAGGGAGTACCTGAACCTCTGGGTCGATATCGACGTGCTCACCGGGATCGACTCCGAGACGTGGGCTGCCTGCCGGGAGGACTCCCTCGTCCCCGGCGACCGGCTCGCCCTCGCGCTCGATATGACCCCGGAGCGCGACCGAGGCTGCCTCGTCGTGGCCGGCGAGGTGGAGGACCGGACCCCGCTCGAAGTCATCGAGCACACGAGCGACCTCGAACGGCTGAGCTTCCGGACCATCGAGGTCGCCACCCGGGCCCGCTGCCCCGTCGTCCTGGACCGGGGCTCCCCGGCCGCTTCGCTGGTGCCGGCGCTCGAACGGGCCGGGGTCACGGTCCGGCTCCTCTCGCTCCCCGACTTCGCCCGGGCCTGCGGCGAGTTCTACGACGCGGCCCGGTTCCGCAAGCTCAGTCACCGGGGGGACTACCGGCTCGCCGATGCGGTCCTCGGGGCCACGAAGCGGACCATGGGGGAGGCCTGGGTCTGGAAGCGCCGGGGACCATCCGACATCACGCCGCTGGTCGCGGCCACCCTGGCGCGATGGGGGATCGTGGCCGCTGCTCCGGTCCCGGTCCCCCGCATCTTCTGAGTGGGCCAGAAGTACCGAATACCTGCCCTGACCTGGGAACTTGCACGGGCCGGTGGTAGTTCTAGGGGGCATGACAGCAACCCGCAAGACCAACCCGGAGGGCTCCGCCCTCCTCACCCCATCCAAGCTCAACCGGCTCCCGAAGGACGAGATCGTCGCCCTGGCGGAGGGCTACTGCCTTCTGGAGCACCTCGACTCGGCCGAGGTCGCGGCCATGACGAAGAAGGCCCTCCTGGCCGAGGTCTCCGGAGCCCTCCTCCGGGTCTCGGTCATGGCCGACGTCAACGGGACCTCCACGGAGGCGTTCCTCGGGATCGAGGAGCCCGCTGCCCCGGCCAAGGCCGAGAAGGCCCCCCGGAAGTCGCTCCCCGCGAGCGAGCGCCGGACCGAGGCCACCCACCCGGACGGCCTCGCCGCTGTCCTCCACGGCCCGTGCGCCAAGTGCTCGGCCAAGAAGGGCGAGCGGTGCTTCGCCACCTCCGGAGCCCGGACGAACTACGTCCACGGCCCCCGGTTCAAGGCCTGGGAGACGGCCGGGTCCGTCCCGGCTCCGGCCGGGGCCACCCCGACCGACGAGGCCTTCAAGCCGAAGGCCCCCAAGGCCGAGAAGGCCCCGAAGGTCCGGGTCACCCGGGCCCGCCGCGGCCACGAGGACGCCATGGTCGAGCCCGCTGCTCCGGCCAAGGCCCCCCGGAAGCCCCGGACCCTCAAGGTCGTCAAGTGAACGCCGACCAGCGTCCGGCCACGAGCCGCCCCTCCGGGGGCGGCTCTGCCGCGTCTCCGGAGCCCTTCGACTTCACCCGGGTCTACCTGGCCCTCATGAACGGCTCGACCGTCTGGGTCATCGACCAGGAGGGCCGGGAGGGCGAGGTCGTCACCATGGCCGAGGGCGATGCGGCCTCCCGGACCCCGGCCGAGGTCGGGGTCCTCTTCCGGAGCGGCTACGTCGGCTACACGTCGCAGCGCGCCGGAGCCCGCCTCCGGGTCTCCCGGATCACGAAGGCCCGGCGATGACCGGCGACGGCGAGTTCCTCCGGCTCCGGGTCACGCTCCGGGTCCACGAGGACGACGAGGCCAGCATCCCGGTCCTCCTCCGGAGGCTCGCGGACCGCTACGACGGCGGGGCTCCGGTCCTCCGGGCCATCCCGATCCTCGACGGGAACGGGAACACGATCGGGACCTCGCTGCTCTTCCCGGACGAGGAGCCCCTCACGTAGGCTCCCGAGGAGCAGGGAAGTCCAGCCACGAGAGCCCCCGGGGAGCGTCCTCCGGGGGCTCTTGCGCGTCCCGGGCCTTCCTACCGCGGACCCCCGGGCTACGACGAGCACACGCTCGTAGGACGACCTCTCCGGCCGGATCCGCCCCGGTTATCCACAGGGGTCCTTGCAGGTTGCGCCCCGTTCCTGCAACCTGGGCCGGTGGAGCTTCTCTCCCACGCTGTCATTCGCGTCCCGATCGACGGCCTCCGGCCCCACCCGCGGAACTACCGCAGCCACCCGGAGGACCAACTCGCCCACATCGCCCGGAGCATCGAGCTTCACGGCTTCTACCGGAACATCGTGGTCGCCCGAGACCACACGATCCTCGCCGGCCACGGGGTCGTCGCTGCCGCGAGGACCATCGGGATCGAGGAGGTCCCCGTGATCCGTCTCGACCTCGGGCCGGACGATCCCCGGGCCTACCAACTCCTCGCCGGGGACAACGAGACCTCGAACCTGGCCGAGGTGGACGACCGGGTCCTCACCGAACTCCTCCGTGAGCTCGCCGCCGTGGACGTGGACCTCCTCCTCTCCACGGGCTACGACGAGACCCAACTCGCGGCGCTGGCCCTCACGACCCGACCCCGGTCGGAGCTTCGTGACCTCTCCGAGGCCGGAGAGTGGCTCGGGCTCCCGGGCTTCGAGGCCGAGCCCGCGACGCCGCAGATCTCGGTCAAGTTCGACTCCCCGGAGGACCGGGACCGGTTCTGGAAGGAGGTCCTCGGGGGCCAGCGGATGAGCAAGAAGGTCGGGGAGGTCTGGACGTGCTACTGGCCGGAGCGCGGGCTCAACGACCTGGCCTCGGTCCGGTTCGAGGACCGGGCGGACTGGGCTCCGGCCGATGCCTAGGCGGCTCCCCCGGTACCCGATCTACGTGCCCTCGAAGGGCCGAGCCCGGACCTCCCAGACGGCCCGGTTCCTGACCCGGGACGGGGTGCCCTTCCGGCTCGTGGTCGAGGCCGAGGAGGCCGAGGAGTACCGGGAACGCTGGCCCGGGGCGGAGGTCCTCGTCCTGCCCTTCTCGAACCTCGGGAGCGTGGTCCCGGCCCGGAACTGGATCATGGACCACGCCATCGGAGAGGGGCACGTCCGCCACTGGCAGTTGGACGACAACATCAACGACGTGCGGCGGCTCTACCGGGGCAAGCGGCTCCCGTGCAACTCGGGACCGGCCCTCGCCGTGGTCGAGGACTTCACCGAGCGGTACCTGAACATCGCCATCGCCGGGCTCAACTACCAGATGTTCGTGACCGACGTGACCTCGGTCCCCTTCTACCTGAACTGCCACGTCTACTCGTGCTGCCTGTTCGACAACCGTCTCCCCTTCCGGTGGAGGGGCCGGTACAACGAGGACACCGACCTCTGCCTTCAGGTCCTCTCCGCGGGCTACTGCACGGTGGCCCTCAACGTGTTCCACGCCCACAAGCAGCAGACGATGAAGTCGAAGGGCGGGAACACGGAGGCCCTCGACTACTTCAACGACGGGAGGCTCCGCATGGCGCGGGCACTCGAACGCCAGTGGCCTCACGTCGTCTCGGTCTCGCGCCGGTACCGGAGGCCGCAGCACGTCATCCGCGACGCCTGGCGCGGCTTCGATCAGCCGCTGCTCCGAGACCCCTCCTTCGACTGGGACGGCCTCCCGGAGCGCGACGAGTACGGGCTCGAACTGGTGAAGGTCCGGGAGACCATCGAGAGCCCCACGATCCGGCGCATCTTCGAGACGGCCTCCTCGGACCCGCTGCTCCGGAGCGCGCCGTGAAGCTCCTCGCGGAGCACGTCCGCAGCACGGACCCCCGGGCCGACACGCCGAACGAGAACGGCCCGGGCCCGAACGTCCCCCCGGTCTCCGTGGGCCCGACCTCCTCCACGAACCGCCCCGGGAACTTCGTCATGGGGGCCGAGGCGTGGTCGGGCTGGCCCACTCAGGACGTCGCGGGCTGGGGGACCCCGCCCCTCGAAGACTTCTCCGGGGGGACCTCCGGGGGCCAGTGGTCGGGCTTCGGCTACGGGCGCTTCAGCCCCGGGGGCTACCTGAAGCGGGTCTCCACGGTGATGACCTGCGCGGACCTCAACGGCCGGCAACTCGCCTCGTTCCCCGCCTACGGGCTGAAGGGCCGGGAGCCGGTGGACCTCCCCTCGTGGTACGTCAACGGGCCGGAGCCCTCGCTCTACCCCGACTGGTCGGCGTTCATGAAGTCGCTCTGCAACTCCTACTGGGTCGGCGGGGAAGCGATCCTCTGGTGCCTCGACCGGTACCGGTCCTCGGGCTACCCCGCCCGGTTCGCCGTCCTCCACCCCGGGAGGGTCACGCAGGACGAGGACGGCGAGTGGTACCTCAACGAGCAGCACCTCCCCCGGGAGGACGTGCTCCACATCCCGTACCAAGTCGTCCCGGGCCGTCGCCGGGGCATCGGTCCTCTCGAAT